AGAGCCTTGATTGCTGAATCGCTTGCCTTCTTAGCATCTGCTGCTTCAGTAAGAGCCTTAGCAATTTGAACATTTGCGCTTGCAAGTGCAGTTGAGAAATCATCTCTTGACTTGTTTGCTGCAGCGACTGCTGCTGCTAGTGCTGCCTTGTCTGCAACATGTGATGCGTTAGTTGCTGTTGCAACTGCAAGTTCTGACTTTAGTCCAGCAATAATTCCTGAAAGATCAGAAACTGTGAACTTAGCAATGACAGACTTTACAGGGGCAGCAAGACCAGTTACGGCTGTTACTGATGCAAGGCCTGTTGCAACTACTGTTACTTCACCAGCAACTGATGTTGCTAGGGCTGCTGTTACAGTTCCAAGAACTGCTCCAGTTGAAGTGTTTGTTGCTGTTGCTGTAGTTAGTGACTTGGTGACAGAACCATCAGCAAATGTTGAACCAATTAAGGTTACTGTTGCTGTATCTGAAACTGAGTTTCCGAATACATCTGTTGTTGTTAGAGCAATTGTAGGAACTGTGCCCACTGCTGTTGCAGATGGAACTGTTAGCCCTAGGTTGTATGCTGCTCCAGCAGTACCAGAGATGTAAACAATTGTTGAGTATGAACCATTAGTGATGGTTACTGAACCAACTGCTGTTGTAGTTGTGTAAGCATAAACTGTTACTGCTGATCCAGCAGAAGCAATTGTAACTGTTGAAACACCTGATGCGACTGTCTTTGGTGCATCTGTTGTGTTAAGTGCTGTTACCAACTTTACAGTTGATGAAGCAGTAAAGGTAACATTTGTACCTGTGTCTGCTGTTGCTGCAAGAGCAATAGTGTTTCCAGAAGTAATAACATTACTTGATGGAACTGCTACTGTTGCTGGTGCTGCTGATGTAGTTGCGTTAGTTGCTGTTGCAACCGTAACGGCTAAAGGTGCTGCCGAAGAAGGTGCTACAGAAAGTCCAACGATTGCTAGGGCTGCAGCAGTAGCAATTGAAATTTTCTTGAATGAATTCATTTTATTCCTTTTCTGTTATAGTGTTTTTAGTCCGTCCAAATAATCTTCGATGTCTTTTATTTGGCTAGGATTATATTGTATCACATTGCGACTTTCCAGGTCAAATTGCTCTTCTGGAGTCTTTGGTCTGTCTTTAAAGGTGTGAACCTCTACTTCAGTGTCTATATTTTTTGGAGTATGTGATATTGCTCCAAATATTGCCCCACACACAGCATCAGCCAAGTCTTTTGACTTTTTGCGTGGGTGGTCAACTCTATCATTTTTCATAATCTTTAACTGTGTTAGTTCATCAAACAATAAATCTATTGCAGGCATGGCAAGTCTTTCCTCGTATACAAGCATAGCCATGTCCTCGTAGTGCTTCTTGGCAACAGAAACAGTATCAGTCTTCATTCCAACCTGCTTCAATTCATTTTGAATATCAAATGATTGCCAACGGTCAAATGAAACCATTCCAATATCAAACCCAAGTCTTCTAAGATTCTGAATCCACTGTTTAACTTCTGAAAGATTAACTGGTCCTTCAATCTTTGGTTCCCACCATGCTACTGCATCTACTACTACAATTGGTGCTACCTGTTCGTAGTTATTAATGACTTGTATGTTTACCCATTTTTCTACATGGGCAATAGCAACTGCACACTTGTCATGCTTCTGGGCAAGGTCGGCGTGTACATAATACTTCTTAGTTGGATCTGGCTTAAATGATTCATCAAACCTTCTAAAGTTATCCACAGGGTTTCTAAGTGTCATGCAGGCTCTTACTTTTTCCTGTTGCTTAAAGAATGCATCAGAAGCAAAGGTTGGTACGCATGTAAAACGCATCATTGCATCTCCAAGGTCAGTCATAAAAGCAATCTTAAAATCATCAATCTGTCTTGTTGGGTTTACTTCCCATGTAGGTCTTTTTAGTGCAAAGACTCCAGGGTATTTGTATGAGATGATGTGATCTTCATCCCAGGAAATTTCAAACTTATTGTTTGGGTCTGTGTCAGGCAGTAATGGATTAATAGTAAACTCGTAGGTTCTTTCAATTACTTCTTTCTCAGCAATTACTGCATCATACTTTTCTGAGATATAGTCACCTGGGTATCTTGGGAATGAAAGCAAAACAACTTTGCCAAGGTCTGGGAAACGAGAGTCTACTGATCCACGGAAAGCCTTATATATATTCTCAGCAGTCTTTCCTTGTTCGTTACCAGTTCCAACCTCAGATGCAAAACCAGAAATCTCATCAAGTACTGCAAGAAGAAGGTTTAAGCCCTCATGTGATTCTCTTTCTGAGTGACCAGAGTAAACAGTTATAGACTTATCAAACTCAACTGAGTCTGCTTTTGCATAATACTTTCCAGCAAACCACGGGGATCTTTCGATCTTTGATTTAAAACCTTTAAAGAAAACATTCTTAGCCTGTTGAGCGTTAATAGCAACGTTAATTAAATCAATAGCATCTCCTGCTGGCTTACCAAAATACTTTGCTGGGTCTTTTAAACATAATAGTTTATACACAATATATGCACACGCTACGGTTGATACGAAGTCTTTGCCAGATCCCTTGCCAAGTTGCAGAATAATTTCATTCTTTGTATATTTTTCAAAATATCTTGTGCCTTCTTCTTCTCCCATAATGTCAACGAGATCTTCTTTGCGATAGATCTGGCTCATTGCCTCTACAATGTCGTACTGAATATCAGACAGTCCAGGCTGCCCAAGGTATGCTTCACCTTCAACAAATGTCTTTGCGTCTACTGGTGTTTCTTGAAAGTGATTATCTTTAAGTACTTCAAGAAACTCATTGAACATCGTGGACAACTGTAATCACCTCGTTGTCTTTTGCAAATGAAGATAGCCTACGCATAATCTCATCACGAATTTGTGGGTATTCTGATGCAATGTCTTTTAATATTAAAACAAGAACTTCTTGTCGTCTTTCAATCTCCATCATTTCTTCAGCAAGTTCCTTGTTTTCAAGCAGACCAGCCTTTTGTAGCATATCAATACGCTTAGACTCAATGTCCATTACAAGTTTAATTGCAGCAGTCTTTGCGCTAAGATTGTTTGTCATTGATGCTTCATCAATAACTTCATATGTACGAGACACCAACTTGCTGTAATGTGTGTCTGCAGCAGCAAGGGCTTCTTTAGCACGAGCACGGATAGCATCATTAGCAGATGCCATAACTTTCCACTCATTAATAAGTGTTACAACTCTTTGTCTTGGTATTGAAAGTTGCTTAGAGATTACAGTTGGGTCATTACCTTTGAGGTATTCTTCTACTACTTGATTTACTTGATCAAGGTGCTTAACTAGATCATCTTCAGTTGACATATTTTCCCTCTAGTCTATTAATTTCATCCTTGATATAGAAGATTGCTTTCTCAAGATCTTGTATTGTTTTTGCCTCATCTTTAAGTCCTGCTCTCCACAAATACTTGAAGGCATTACCAATATTAAAATTACGATGTCGAGTTATCTCAATGCACTCAATACCAGATGGGTCTGAGGTGTAGTGTAAAGGATTGTTGACTTGGTCAACCGTTATGGTTAGGTTATCACTCATCGTCTGACTCCCAATCAAATGCTTCTGGGATTCCTTTTAGTGCAGCAAAAGCAAATGCAAAACCAACAGTACCTGCTACAGCAAGTGCTACCAATGCCTTCTCAACTTTGTTCATCTTTTCGACCTCCTTAATCCAAACTTAGCAAGGTATACGTAGATAGTCTCTAGACTCACTCCACACTCCTTTGCAATCTCTTCTGGAGTTTTCTTGTCCATAAGATATCTCTTACGCATAAAAGTCTCACTTGTATATAGTTTAGCAGCCATGATACTATTTGTCAACTCCAATTGCTTTCCCCCAGTTTTTTATAGCCCAGTGCCCAATACCACAAGCATCTGCGACATCGTTATCAGTAATAGTTCTATCATAGATTGTATTAATAAACCTTATAGTTCTTTCTTTACGAAGGTTTCTTTCATAGGTCTTATACCAAGAAACTGATTTACCAGGATGTTGTGAGCGAATAAACAA